GAGTGCGATCGGCTGGAATTGGGGCAGCGGGCAGAAGGGATCGGCCTGCGCGCGGCGAAGCTCGGCCAGGCCTGTTTTACCTACACGCGCGATCCGTATCTGCAGCAGCGGTTTGAGCAGGGCTGGCAGGACGGCCTGCATTTGGTGGCGATCGACCGGGGCGCGCGTGCATCACGCGGCTCATGAACGAGGGGGAACCATGCGGACGTTGAGTCTGTTGTTCGGGTTGCTGAGTGTGGTGGCGGTGCCGGGCTGGTCACAGGCCGAATGCTATCTGGCGGGGGAGTTGCGGCACAACTTCTTTGCCAGACCGGCGGTCGATGGCACCTGGAAACAGGATCTCATCACCGGAGGCTCCGAGTTTAACGGGGATGCGATGGCCTGGGGTGCTGGTATCGGGTGCCGGATCACGGCCGGAGCGGATCTGTGGGTCACGCGCGGGTGGTCCGTGGAGATGGGCTACATGAATCTTGGCTCCGTGGAAGTCGGAGGACGATGGGTCTCCGATGAACACTACACGCAGGTGATGGCACACGGAGAGGCCTGGCTCGATGGGCACGGTGTGAAGCCGAAGAGCTACACGTTTGTGGACCATATCGAGGGCGGGTATCTCCGCGCGTACAAGGCGCTCTACTCCTTCCACGGGCTTGAGCCGTATGCCTCGGTCGGCATGTTCGGGGCGCAGCACACGCTGTCGAAGCAAAGTCGTGGCCGGTCGCATGACGTGTTCACGGGCACCCTCATCGGATTCACCGTAGGGGGCGGCGTGAAGTACGACCTCTATCGAGGGGTGACGCTGCGCGTGGGAGTCGAGTTGCTCCAGGCGTTGTCAGAGTCGAAACATCCACCGTCCAGCCAATTGACCACGGTGGGCGGCGGGATTGAAGTGCCGTTCACGGGATGGTGGTGACGGGGTTCAAGGGACAAGGGGCAAGGATATGCGCTGTGTGCGATGCGGGAAACCGAAGCCGGCGAATGAGTCGCCACAATGTTTGAAGTGCTCACATATCCGGAGCGGGGCCAGTCTGTTTGCCCGCAAACGCCAATTGGTGATTGCGGGGAACGTCCGGAAGTCGCTGGCGAATCGGCTGGCGCGGATCGGGATGACGCGGCTGTTGAATGCGTATCTGCGCTGATGAGCGGGGGGTGCCCATGATTGAACGATCTGACTTGTTGGGCTCGACGCTGGTGCGCTGTGCGCCGAGGCGGAATCGGCATCGGGCGCTGTGGTGTCCGGTGCGTGAGTCGATCGGGGCGATGGGGTTGGCGCTGATCGGAGTGGCGGTGGGCGTGTTGCTGTTCGTCTGGTGAGGGGATCAAGGGGCAAGGTTCAAGGAACAAGGCGCAAGGTTCAAGGCGCAAGGTTCAAGGGGCAAGTGGATTGATGAGGTGGAACGTGAGTCGAGCGGAAATCGAAGAGCTGATGCAGGCGATGACTGATGAGACGGTGCGCGGCGAGCGGCTGGCGCATGGGCTGCTGGGGGCGTTGGTGATTCTCTCGCTGCTGATCGTGTGGTGGTGATGGTTCGCCCGGCGGGAGGCCATCCCGCACGCCGTACGCAGAAGCGGCGTCGTGATCCCGCCGTCGATGCATGAAACCCGTCGGCGGCGGCATCGCGCTTCCGCTCTGGCGACTGGCGACTGGCCTCTTATGGCGGGAGAAGAAATGCGGCCTGATTATGGACTCGCCTTTCGATGGTGGCTGGTGGCGATGGGCGTCTTTCTCTGGTGGAGGACATGATGGAGCAGATTGAGGAGCGGCGGCGGATTCAGCCGGGGGATTGTCTGTATGTCTGTCTGCAAGATTTGGAGCGCGAGGCCTCGGAGCTGCGCTTATCCGATTTGCCTCGCCTGCGCCATTGGTCGTTCGCCTGTGCGGACCTGCTTGCGCAGGTGCCGGATCAGGCGCAGCGGCTCGCTTGGGCCGACGCGCTCGGCCAGCGGATGAATCGCTTTGGCATCTCGCAGGAGCTGGTGATCGGGGAATTGCTGCGGCTGGCGCTGGCGGCGGAGGCGCGGCGCTGATGAGCGGGCCGGGGATGAATCTCACGCCGCAGGATCTGCAGGTGGTGCGGGGGCTGTGGGATGGGCTGTCGCCGAAAGAAGTGGCCGGTGGCTTGGGGTGTTCGCATCAGGCGATCAAAGATCACATGCGGCGGATCCGGAACAAGAACGGCGCGCGGTCGACGATTGCGCTGTTGCGTCGCGCGGTGCGCGAGGGGGTGCTGACGCCATGATGTCGCTCTTTGGCTGTGTGCACGATCAACCTGTGCTGCTGTGGCTGTTGGGCGGGTGGATTGTGGTGTTGGTGTTCGTGTTGCTGTTCGGCTTGGGCTATGTGCTGGGGGCCGATCGCTGGGCGGGGCGTCACTCAACGGCTGACAAACGGAGGGGGTGAGCATGGATGTGCAGGAGATTGGGATTACGACGATCTGCGAGGGCAGTGTGAATGAGGTGTTTCAGCGGGAGTTCAGCGAGGTGCTGAAGAATGTGGCCGATCCGAATACGGATCCGGAGGGGGTGCGCCGGCTGACCCTCACGTTCACGATCAAGCCGCACGAAGATCGCCACGGCGCGCAGGTGTTCTTTACCTGTAAGGCCTCGTTGCAGCCGGTTGTGGTGGCGAAGGCGCCGGTGTTTTTGTCGCGGCATACGGGCACGCTGAAGGCCTACACGGTGGATCAACGGCAAGGGGCGCTGTTCGGAGATGCGGCGGACGCGAAGACGATGGCGGTGGTGAAGTAGCTGGCGAGTGGTGAGCGCGGGAATGACAAGAGGAGGAATGACGATGCTGAAAGAGGCAATTGAGAAGATTCAGGCGCTGGCGGACTGGCCGAAGCATCTGTCGATCGGGGGGAAAGATTACATCAATGGGACCAGCTTGTCACTGCTGACTCCGCCGGCGCTGCCGACGTTCAAGCTCGTGACGCTATCGGGGCTTGCGGGTCTGCTCAGGACAGCGTCCCCGCTGGTGAAAGATGACTGGCTCATCCATGTCCGGTCTCACGGTCATGTGGTGGTAGAGAAGCGGCAGGACGACGGCTATGGGCGGCGCGCCTGCTTGGCGAGTTGTGAACTGCAAGACGGCGAGCCATTCCGGTTCGGCCAGTTCATGGATCGGGAATTGTTTACGATCGCGCTGCTGAGTCGGTTCGTCCAGAGCGCGGATTGTCCGGAACTGCTGCGCATCACCAGTTCGATCGCGAGTGGCCAGACCTCGACGAGTGAGGATGACGGGATCTCGCAGTCGGTGGCCCTGAAGGCCGGGATGACGCTGAAGGAAATGAAGACGGTGAAAACACGCTGGACGCTGCAACCGTTCCGCACGTTTCGTGAGATCGAGCAACCGGCCTCGGAGTTTGTCTTTCGGTTACAGGGCAGCAACCCTTCTGAAACGCCGGTCTGCGCGCTGTTCGAGGCTGATGGCGGCAAGTGGAAACTGGATGCGGTGCTCGCAATCAAGACCTGGCTTGAGGCTCAGAACCTGGGCCTGCCTGTGGTGGCCTGACAGTTCGATGTCGGATTGGCAACGACCTCTGGCGATTCGCGAGAAACAGGCGCTGGCCCTGGAAGCGCAGCCGACACAGCTTCGCCGGTGCCTGGGCTGTGAGTGCTGGTTGCGTTCCACCGGACCGGATCACCGGATCTGCAATACGTGCAAGGGCGACTATCGTGGACGGTCGGCGGTGGGTGAGCGGGTGCGGGATGGCCGGCGATGACGTGCGCACGGTGCGGCGGGCTGGTGGTCACCGAGTATGGCGCCCGGCGGTGCGTGAACTGCGGACACGATCCCGATTTGGTGCTTCGGCCGCCGAATGCGAGTGAGGCGGGGGAGGCGACGACTTGTCGGTGTGGGAATCCTTCGTGGCCAGGGAAGAGCCGGTGCCGGGAATGTCTTGATGCAGGGTCGGATGAAAGCGCGTTCTACAGAGCGATCAAGAAAGGGATGACGACGATGCCGAGGTTTAAGACGGAAGAAGGGAAGCAACGGTGGCTCGCCGCGATGGCGAAGCGCCGCGGTCAGAAGCGTGAGGGGGGGGGTACGACGGCCGTAGCTCGTGCGCGGCCCACTGCGCTGACGGTGGCGGCGTCGCACACGATCGACGCGGAGGCTAGTGCGGTCGTGGATCTGGATGCGGCCATCGCCAAGCGGCGTGACGAGCTGGCGGTGCTGGAACGGGCGAAAGACATTGTGTTGGGAGGGTAAGCGCATGCGGCTTGGTGATTGGGTGGTGGTGACGAGTATGACGCTCAACTGCTGCGCGAGCCTGGCTTATGCGATGCAGGGCTACTGGCCGAATGCGCTCTACTGGCTCTGTGCGTTTGGCATCAACGGCGCGGTGCTCTGGGGGATGCGATGACGGTCGGTTCGTGGAAATTTTTTGAGCGGCGGGTGATCGGCGATATGCCGATGCCTTACATGGTGCGGTACATCCTGTTTCGTTGTCCTGCCTTCGGCGTCATGGTCCATCGGTTCTGTCGCAGTGATTATGATCGGGCGCTGCATGATCATCCGTGGCCGTTTATCACATGGCTGATCGGTGGCGGATATTGTGAGATCCATAATCAGACGAGGGATGGAGCAGAAGTGGCGGTGTGGCGGTCGCGCTGGAGTGTACTGGTGCGCCCGGCGGAATGGCGGCATCGCGTAATTTTGGAGTCTGATACATCTGGCCTCGTGCATCCTGTCTGGACGCTCGTTCTTGTGGGGCGTCGCTGTCAGTCCTGGGGGTTTTATCTCCCGACAGGGTGGTGTCATTGGCGTCGGCATAATCCCTCGAACGGAATTTGTGAAACGGAGCCCATCTGGTTGGATGGGAGCGACTGATTCTTGCGGCGGTTGAGGAGATAGGTATGGGCTTGACGCGCGCGTTGACCAGTGAGGAGCTACGCATTCTGCGGCACATGCTGGGGATCGATCAGCCACACGTTCGGCTGCCGAAGCCGTATCGCAACTATTACTGTGCCAGTCCTGGAGATCCTGCGTTGCATGCGTTGATGGCTGCCGGGGCTGTTCACATCTACAGTGTGAGCGGCGACTATGAATTCTTTACCTGCACTGAAGCCGGGCGGATCGCTGCGGTGGAAAGTCAGCGGACCATTCGATTGAGGAAGCCGAAGCGCCTGTATCGGGCCTTCCTGGATGTCTCCGACAGCTGGCCAGATCTGACGTTCAAGCAGTTTCTCACGGACCCCTCATTGCGGCGATTGAGGAGTGAGGTATGAGTTGTTCGAAGTGTGGCGGAGTGGTGGTGGTTTGTGACGAGGATGGATGGGGCGCTATCTGAAAGGAGCTCGTATGGTGATGTATCGACAAGGTGATGTGTTGGTGTCGAGCGTGCGGTCGATTCCGAAGAGCGCGGTGAAACAGGATCGCTGTGTCCTGGCGCTTGGCGAGGCGACGGGGCACGCCCATCAGATTCATGAAGAGGCGTTTCTGTGGGTGGATACGGACGGCACGAAATATGTGGAGGTCTACGGGTCAGAGGCCACGCTGCAGCACGAGGAGCATGGGCCGATTGTACTGCCGGGACCTGGCCGCTATCGCGTGACGCAACAGCGGGAATACAGCCCGGAGGAGATCCGCAATGTTGCAGATTAAATCGCTGACAAAAGCACAGCAGGCCAGGTTTCCTGAATGGGTGGAGAAGTGGACGGCCAGCGGCCTGAGCACAGAGCGGGCGGACTGGGCGGTCTTGGAACGCGCCACCAGGAACATCTATGAGCGCTGCAAACTGACACGCCCGCGCGTCACGCTGCGCATGGCTTCACCGTTCGGCGCGACGGTCGGTGGGCCACTCGCCTTGCTGTATCTGTCTCAGGTGGAGTCTCAGGTGGGGTCTCAGGTGTGGTCTCAGGTGGGGTCTCAGGTGCGGTCTCAGGTGCGGTCTCAGGTGTGGTCTCAGGTGGGGTCTCAGGTGCGGTCTCAGGTGTGGTCTCAGGTGCGGTCTCAGGTGCGGTCTCAGGTGCGGTCTCAGGTGTGGTCTCAGGTGGGGTCTCAGGTGGGGTCTCAGGTGGAGTCTCAGGTGGGGTCTCAGGTGGAGTCTCAGGTGTGGTCTCAGGTGGAGTCTCAGGTGTGGTCTCAGGTGTGGTCTCAGGTGGGGTCTCAGGTGCGGTCTCAGGTGGAGTCTCAGGTGGAGTCTCAGGTGTGGTCTCAGGTGGGGTCTCAGGTGGGGTCTCAGGTGGGGTCTCAGGTGCGGTCTCAGGTGTGGTCTCAGGTGGGGTCTCAGGTGTGGTCTCAGGTGGGGTCTCAGGTGTGGTCTCAGGTGCGGTCTCAGGTGTGGTCTCAGGTGGGGTCTCAGGTGGACCTGCGGTCGGCGATTGGTAACGACTGGGGAGGGCAGTTCTGGGCCTCTTGGTTTGCCTACGTGTCCTTTTTACGTGACGTGTGTGGTTGGGAGAACTCCGCGCTTTCAGACTATGAACTCGGTGAAGATCTCCAATCGGCTGGATGGGCGTGGTGGCATGAACACGTCTGTGCCCTCTCAGATCGTCCCATCCGCCTCAGGCGTGATGATCGTGGTCGGTTGCATAGTGCTGAAGGGATGGCGATTGAGTACAGCGATGGCTGGGGGTTTCATGTGTGGCACGGGGTTCGGGTTCCTGCTCAAGTGATTGAGCAGCCGGAGACGCTCACTAGTCAGCAGATCTTGTCGGAACGGAATGCTGAAATTCGTCGTGTGATGGTGGATCGGCTCGGGCTCGATCGGTTTCTCGTTATGGCCAAGGCGAAGGTGTTGCACACGGATCTGGGCGGGCAACGCGTCTTGCATCGGATCGACTGGGCTCACGATGAGCCGATCGTGGCGGTGCAGGTGTCGTGTCCGACGACCGGACAGACGTATTTTATCCGTGTGCCTCCTCAGATTGACCGATGCGATACGGCGGTGGCGTGGACCTTCGGATTTGAGCGGGTCGAGGACTATCGGCCGATGGTGGAGACATGACGTCTGAACGGTTGAGGGTTGTCCGATGAGGGGGGTCTAAGTATGGCGAAGAGTCCGCCGTCGACGCCGTTCTACTGGAACGATTACTACCGCGACACCCGGGTGCTGTCGCCCTCGGCGCGGGGGGTCTGGATGGACATCTTGTGTCGGCTCCATGAATCGGGACGGCGTGGGCAAATGACGATGCCGCTGTCGTCGTGGTTGTCCTGGTGTAGTTGTCCACAGGACGTGTTGGAGGCGGCGTTTCAGGAGATTTCCCTGACGGAAGTGGGAATTATTCTGGTGGATTCGTATGCGTTTTCTGTATCTGTCCCGCTCTGTCCCATTGCTGTCCCATCCCTTGTCACGGTGAAGTCCCGCCGTATGATGAGAGAGGAAAAGTCTCGTGAGGACGAGAAGTTACGTAAGCAACGGCAACGGCGTCCCGCTGCTGTCCCAGGGTCTGTCCCGCCAAATGTCCAGGCGTGTCCCCCCGTCCCTTCTTCTTCTTCTTCTTCTTCCTCTTCAGATGAGTACCCCCTAAGTCCCCCTACGAGGGGGATCGTGTCTGCGCCACGAGGGTCGGATTCGGATCGGGAGTCGCTGCGGGATGGGAAGGGCTTTCGGGGCATGTCCGACGGGTTGCGGGAATTGTTCGGCTCGAAGCTCGGGGCGTTGTTGGTGCCGCCGGCGCAGTCGGACACGAGCTAGGGGCTGGCGTGCGTGGATCAGGTGACGTGGGTGACTGAGCTGTGATGATGGAGGGGAGCGGGTGACGAAGCAGGCAGAACAGGCGACGTTGACGGTGGGGTCGAAGGTGCCCTGGCGGTTGCGGTGGTGCGAGTGGAAAACGCATGGCCGGACCTGTCAGGTCCCGACCGGGACAGATGCCGGCGACAAGCTGCGGCGCGAGCGGTTGTGCGCGTACCATCGGCATCGAGCGGGGGTCTCGACCTACGGCAAATACAAGAGTGACCGGGCCGAGTTTGACCGCTGGCGCGAAACCGTGACCGGTGCCGGGCCATTCCCACGGATCTGGAATGCCGATCCCGATCTGCTGTGGCCGCTTCTCTGCGGCGAGATCGTGTGGGATGCGTTCCTGGCTGAGGTCCGCACAAGAAACACGGAGGCGAGCTGATGCCGATGTTGCCAGGCAGACCCTGTGCGGTGTCCGGATGCCCGGTGATTGGTCCTTGTCCAGTCCATCGCCGCCAGCCACGGGTACCAGCTCCTGAGGCACCGAGGCTCTATGACGATCGGCGAGGCAGTTCGGCAGCGAGAGGATATGGCTATGCGTGGCGGCGGAGGAGGATTGAATTCATAAAAAGACATCCATTTTGTGTGCGCTGTGGAAAGCCGACGACAGATGTCGATCATAGGATTCCTAGAAGTCGAGGAGGCAGCGATGACGACAGCAATCTTCAGCCGTTGTGCGGCTTCTGTCACAAGCGGAAGACAGCTCTAGAAAGAGCGATGCGATGAGTAGCGGAAGCCGAATGCGTCGGTTGTCGTGCCGAATCTGTGGCGGCGGTCTGCCATCTGGGAAGCTGACTTTATGCGGGGCAGAGCATTGCGCGCGTTTGGCAAGGAATGAGAAGCAGCGCACGTGGGACCGGAAATCGAGGAGGCTGGGAACGAGTAAAAATGTGGCCAAGTTAAGGGAGTGCCGGGAGTGCGCTAAGCCCTGTCGATCTCGCAAGTTGTACTGTTCAGATCTCTGCAAGACCCGTAGGAATCGGCGCCGCGGACGGGAATATTACAGGCGCAATCACGCAGCGGTAGTGGCTCAGCGATTAGCTATGCCATGTGCGTACTGTGAATGGCCGTTTGTTCCTCAACATGCAGGAAGGATCTACTGCTCTGCGCAGTGCTCGAGAAAGGTTGAGAGAGATGAGCGGAGTTTAAGGCGGCTCCTTGTTAGCGGCACTGGTATTAGTCTTCGAGAGATACCTGTTTCACTGAGGGATGCCGCAATGGTGCTGAGGCGGTTTAACCAAGAAGCATGGAGGATCTATGCAGGACCAAAACGATCAAGACAATCAGCAGCCTAAGTCTGTAGTTGATGAATTGCGGGGCTATTTGCTCGATGAGATAAAGAAGTTGCGTGACGGCACGACGACCGCGGCTAGCTCCAATGCCATAACGAACGCAGCCGGCAAGTATTTCCATAGTATCAAGCTCGAGCTGGAAGTGTGCCATATCACGGGGCGCACGCCAAGAGCAGATATTCTAGGCGTGTCAATGTCTGCCTTGCCAGAACCACCTCAAGAAAGGGGAAAGAAGGGGAAGTGATGCGCGGTTTCAATGGGGTGGGGGAGTCAAATCTCTAGGCCTCTCAGAAGTTGACCGACTGTCTTCCCTCTCGGTGTGTGGCCGCGAAATTGGAAGGGAAAAGATGCAGGGGTTTGTCGGTATGGTTAGGGTTTCAACATGAGGACATCGATCGAATGGACCGATGAGACGTGGAGCCCTGTGCGGGGCTGTGCGCTGGTGTCCGCCGGCTGCGCGAATTGTTACGCGATGAAACAGGCGCATCGGTTCAGCGGCAAAGGTCAGGCATACGAGGGGCTGACCGAACTGGGTCCGCAGGGGCCGCGGTGGAACGGGACGATCCGGCTGGTTCCTGAGGTTTTGGACGCGCCGTTGCGCTGGAAGAAGCCGCGTCGGATCTTCGTGAACTCGATGAGCGATCTGTTTCATGAGGATGTGCCGGATGAGTTCATCGTGAATGTCTACGCTGTCATGGTGGCCGCGAGCTGGCACACGTTCCAGGTGCTCACGAAGAGGCCGGAGCGGCGCCGGTATCTGCTCAATGCGCCGTCGTTTCGTGAGTGGGTAGCACAGCGGGCCGCGAAGCTGATCAATGCGCTGCGCGGTGATCGGTCGCTGTCTGCTACGGAAAATTTGGCGAAGTGGAATGCCGGCCAGGCCGTGAACATTCACGAGGGCGTCTCCGTCGAAGATCAGAAAACCGCCGATGAGCGCATTCCGATTCTGTTGCAGACGCCGGCAGCGGTCCGGTTTGTGAGCGCCGAGCCGTTGCTGTGGCCGGTGGATTGTTCGACCTATTTGCAACTACCCAAAACATTTGAAGGCATGATGACGCCGCGTCAGGCGTGGAATGTGTTGCTTGATTGGGTCATCGTCGGCGGAGAATCGGGGCCAGGCGCGAGGCCGATGCACCCGGCGTGGGTGAGATCGCTGCGCGATCAATGTCAGGCGGCCGGCGTGCCGTTTTTCTTCAAGCAGTGGGGGGAATGGACACCAGGGGAAAATGTTCGGCGTCGTACTGGGGTAGCCAAGACAGCCTCATGGTTTAACAGTGCATGGAACATCGGATCAGAACGTCTATCCAGCAATGACGTGCATAGAGATGATGAGCCGGACCTGTATCGTGTCGGCAAGAAGGCGGCCGGCGCGATGCTGGATGGACGAATGTGGAGGGAGATGCCGAAATGAAAGCACAAGAACTGCGGGCGCATGCGACGTGTTCGTTATGCCGGGAGAAGATCGGCGCATCCGGAGTGCCGCTGTTTTATCGGGTCACGATCGAACGGTTCGGCGTGAAACTGGATGCGGTGCGACGACAGACCGGTCTGGAGATGATGCTCGACGGGCATGTCGCCATCGCGCAGGCTATGGGGCCAGACGAAGACATGGCCGTGCCAGTGATGGAGAAGCTCGTCTTGGTCGTATGTGAAGCCTGCTCGCTCGACATGTCCCCGTGCTGTGTGGCGCGGCTGGCCGAAACGGAGTCCACCGTGGAGCAGCCGAGATGATTTACGACATCATCAAGCCGCTGGCGCCGAGCGGAGAGGGTTGGATCGGCGGCGAAGACGTGCGGCACCTCATGCGCAGTGCATTCCCACTGACGGCCTGGTCGCATCCGCAGTTGCAGCTGTTCGTGTTGAGCGCGGTGGAAGTGGCCAGCGACACCGATGGCGTGTCTCGCGGGCCTGAATATCACCTCAGCGTGTCGAAGCAATATCGGCGTGGTGTGCCGTCCAGGTGTTCAGCCGAAGAGGGCTCCGTGGTGTTGCAGACTTTCGGCGGCCTCGATGGCTGGGAAGAAGACAACCACGTCCCCAACGGCAACGTGCGGAACTATTGGCGCGCGGTGGCCGAGAACCTGGTCGGGCGCGAGTGTGCCTGTAAAGAGACTGAGCATCGTGTGGTGGAAGGTGATTTTGAATATCGGCCGTTGGCGTAATGGGGCGGCGAGACAGAGGGGGGGGTACGATGACCGGAACACGACTGCCTGACGAAACCGATTGGTCGAGTCAACACCCATCCGGGAGCTACTGGAAGCGAAACGGGGGTTGGTTTGCCATCACACCGAACGGGCACCTGGGGAATTTGTCGAAGCACACCGTCACCGAACACGAGGACGGGACTATCACCGTCAGTCCGTCGATTCTGGTGAGTACAACGCGCCCGAAGGACGGCAAGAACATAGAGCTGTGGCACGGCTTTCTGGAGCGCGGCGTGTGGAGGAGCTGCTGATGAACTCTCTCCTCATGACCGCGGAGAACGGACAGAAGGTCTATGACCGGGTGAAAACGCAGACGCGGCGGCTGACCGGGCTGGATTATCCGAACAGCGAGCCTGTGGCGTTTGAGCTGGTGCAGCAGCATGAGGGGAAATTCTTTTTCAACCGCATTGGTGCGGGGGTTGGCGGCGTGGTCACCTGTCCTTATCGTGTCGGTGAGCGGCGGTATATTCGTGAGCCGCATTATCTGTATGGCCGGTGGAAACTGGAAGGCAAAACCAAGACCGGGAAGCCGAAGTACCGATTTATCGCCGATCGGTCGAAGGGGGCCTGCTATCCGAACAATCCGCCGCCGCGGGTCTGCACCCGCAAGAGCGCCGTCGGCTGGTTCCGTCGCCCGGGGATGTTCATGTTCGAATGGGCCGCGCGGACCATCGTGGAGATTACCGAGGTCCGGATCCAGCTGGTGCAGGAGATCAGCGCAGACGATGCGATCGATGAGGGCGCTGATATGCCGTTCCTGCCAAGGGAGGACGGAGGGTTAGAGGCCACCAGAGCGCGCATCCGGACGATCGCATTTCCGGTGCTCTGGGACTCCGTCTGGGGCCCCGGCGCCTGGGAGCGCAATGATTGGGTGTGGGCGGTGACGATCAAGAAAGTGAGGGGATGATGGACAAGGTGCCTGATGTGACGGTGGCGGTGGAGCGAGCGGTGCATGATGCGTTTCGGGATGTGGCGCAGGCGATCTTTGACCAGCACGGCATTCAAGTCGGTCACGTCCACTTCTCATGGATTGACCGCACGACGTGTAGCGATAGAGCGGCTAGTTTGATGGTGCGTGAGGTTGAGATCGAGTCCAGGACGTTTCCAGTTCCACCGTCTCGATCGAGCGAGGTAACATCATGACTGACTGGATCAGACACGGGGAATGCAACCAGTGCGGCGATTGCTGCCGGCAGGCGACGAATTGCCTCTCCCTGCTGGTGCCGATCAAGGATGAGGCCTTCGGGCGCGTGCGCTTCGGGGAGCCGGTCAAGCATGTGAAGGACACCAGCGGGTTCCCGGTGTTTCATATCCGCGGCCCGATCGCGCTGGCCTGTCCCGAGCAAGAGGGCAATCTGTGCCGGCTGCACGAGACGAAGCCGCAGCATTGCAAAGACACGCCCTGCGCGCCGGAGGATATTGAGGGCCTGCCGCGCTGCAGCTATTGGTTTGTGCATCGGGAGACGGGGGAGATCAAGGGCACGCCACAACCGGAGGTGCAGCCATGAAGGGCGCGAAACCGAAACCGACGAACATGAAAATCTTGACCGGGAATCCAGGCAATCGGCCGTTGGCGCCGATCACAGAAGAGCCGTTTACGGCGGATGAGCCGAAGAAACCGGCGTGGCTCACGCAGGATGCTGCGGAGGAGTGGGATCGTCTTGTCGACACGCTCTCGCCGATTTTGTCCTCCGCGGCTGCCGGCATGCTGGTCGTCGCCTGCAGCGCGTTTGCCGAGATGCGCGAGGGGGAGCGGATCATTGAGACCGAGGGGCGATTCTACGAGACGGTCAATAAGCAGGGCATGAAAATGAAGCGTCCCCATCCGGCCATGCAATTGGTCGTCACGGCACGCAATGCGTATCACAAGGCGCTCACCGAGCTGGGGGCGTCGCCGGTGGCGCATACGCGCGTCAAGAAATTGAATCCTAGCAATCAACTCGATCTGCCCACCATGGGCGCCAAGCGGTTTTTCACGGCGTAACCGATGGCCATTCGTCGACGCATCGATCGCACGACGCAGTACGCGAGGGACGTCGTCTCGGGCCGGATTCTGGCCGGTCGGTTGGTCCGGTTGGCCTGTCAGCGGCATCTGCGAGATCTGCAGGAGGGGGCCAAGCGGGGCCTCACGTTCGATAAGGCGGCGGCCTCGCGGGTATTTGAGTTTTTCGAGGAGTTGCGGTTGCCGGATGCGTTGGAGATCGGCCAGGTGGCGCAGGCCGATGGCGCACAGTCGTGCATGGCCGGCAAGCCATTTCACCTGGAACCGTCGCAGGCCTTTATCATCGGCAGCCTCTTCGGCTGGAAAACGCGCGACGGCACACGCCGATTTCGCACGGCGTATATCGAGCAGGGGAAAGGCAATGGGAAAACGCCCTTACTCGCTGGTATCGGCCTGTATGGGCTCACGTCGGACGGCGAACCGGCGGCGGAGATCTACAGCGCGGCGGCGATGAAGGATCAGGCGAAGATTCTGTTTCGTGACGCCGAGAACATGGTCCAGGTGTCGCCGGATCTCTCGGCCTATATCGACTCGCACGTCAACAACCTGAGCGTCGATCGCACGTTCAGTTTTTTCCGTCCGGTCTCATCCGAGAATCGCGGGCTCGACGGGAAGCGCGTCCACATGGCCCTGATCGATGAGTTGCACGTGCATCCGGACGCCACGGTCGTGGACAAAATGCGCGCCGGGACGAAGGGGCGACGGCAGGCCCTCATCGCAATCATCACGAATTCTGGATCCGGCCGGCATTCAGTCTGCTGGCACTATCACGAGCTGGCGCGCAAGGTGCTGGAGGGCTATCTCGAGAATGATTCCTTGTTCGCCTATGTCTGCCAGCTGGATGCGTGCGCGGTCTGTTTCGCCGACGGCAAAGAGGCTCCGGTGGACGGCTGTACCACGTGTGACGATTGGCGGAATCCCAAGGTCTGGATCAAATCGAATCCGCTGCTGGGCGTCACCATCACGCCGCGCTATCTCCAGGAGCAGGTGCGCGAGGCCGTGCAAATGCCGAGCAAGGAAAACATGGTCAAGCGTTTGAATTTTTGCCTGTGGACCGAGCAAGTCACGCGCTGGCTGCCGATGTCGAAATGGGACGCCTGTACGGCGCCGGTCGTGCGGGAGGAGCTGCGCGGGCTGGCCTGTATGGGCGGGCTCGATCTCGCCTCGAAGATCGACCTGGCGGCGTTCGTACTGGTGTTTCAGCGGGCTGCCGGCGGGTATGCACTGCTGCCGTTTTTCTGGGTGCCGCGGGATCGTGCCGAGGAGCGCGAACGCACCGATCATGTGCCCTACCTGATGTGGGCCCAACAGGGCTTGATCAAAATGACGGACGGGAACGTGATCGATTACGACGTGATTTTTCAGGACATCTGTGATCTGGCCGAGCAGTACCGGATTGTGGAGATCGGCTACGATTCGTGGAACGCCACGCAGATGGCCGTACAGCTTTCAGGGCAGGGGTTTGCCATGGTCGATATTCCGCAGACCATGCGGCATTTGAGCGAAGCGACGAAAACATTTGAGTCGTTGATCGTGTCCGGCCAGCTGGCGCACGGCGGGCATCCCGTCTTGCGCTGGATGGCCAGTAACGCGGCAGTCGTGCGGGATACGAAGGATAATCTGATGCTGGCGAAAGATCGTTCGACAGAAAAGATCGACGGCATCGCCGCGTCGATCAACGGCCTGTCGCGGTGGATCCGGCAAGATCCCGAGCAGCCGTCCGTCTACGAAACGCGCGGGGCGATCACCGTCGGATGAAAGGGGGGCCAGGGGGTGAAACTGTACGCATTTCAGCCGGAAGGACATGGGCCGCTCAGTTATTTTGTGATGGCTGAATCGGAGGCCCAGGCCCGTGCCGCTGTGCGCCGGTACATCGTTGACAATATGAACAAGCCGAAGACGGCATACATCACTGGTAATGATCTGCGCAAGTGGGACGATGGTTATCAGCAGTGTCGTGTCTTCGATGTGGGTGAGGTCATCACGAATGACAACGACTAAGACTCCCGTGCGTCCGTCCTTCGATCGGGCCGCGCTGCTGAAGAAAGACCGGCTGCGGATCGATGAGGCCGCTTGGCTGTTGGGCTGTCATCCTGATACGATCCGGCGGTATGTGGACCAGGACAAGCTCAGGGCGAAACGATTGCCCGGGGGCGAGCGGCGGGTGTTGACGGAGTCGATCCGGCCGTATCTGTAGAGTGTGCGACTACAGTTCCCGCCGCGGTGCCTTCAGGCACGGCGGCGGGTATCTAATCCATGCAGGGTGCCGTCTGCGGCACGCTTCCGCGATGCAGTGATTGCGCACGCAATCCCCCGCAAACTGGGGTAGGGAATTCTACGTGAGTGTGCGACACTCTCCGTATGCGGAGACGCGCGAAACGGCCTGCCGGTCAGTTGTACGATCCGAACATCTTGCTACAGAAAACAACCTTGCGTATTCGTGAGGCTGCCGAACTGTTGGATGTCGCGCCGCGCACCGTCCGGCGGTATCTCACCGAAGGCAAGTTAATGCCGATCTTCACGCCAGGCGGCCAGCGCCGCGTGCCAGTCGATCAAGTCCGTCCCTATCTCGTCATTCGATAAAAATACATCGGCAAAGTACCGCAAAGAGGACAAACGTACCTCGCCAGGAATCCGGCGTGCTGGTATCACAGCAGCATGCACTGGAAATTCTGGCAACGCGAGACGCCGGTCATTCAGAACGCCTCGCCCGAAAACCCCAGCACGAATTTAGCGAATCCTGCGCAGTGGCTCGTCGATTGGTGGGGCGGCGGCTCGACCGATGCCGGCGTGCTCGTCAATGAACAGACGGCCATGAAAACCAGCGCGGTCTACGGCTGCGTCTCCCTGATCGCAAAAACCATCGCGTCTCTTCCGCTGAAAGTCTATCGCCGCCGGGCCAACGGCGACGGCGTCGAAGTCCCGGACACGCTCCCCTACTACCTGTTGCACGACGAACCGAATCCCGCCATGACCAGCTGTGCGTGGCGAGAGTTTCTCGTGGCAAACATTCTGCTCGGCGGCAATGCCTATGTGGCGATCGGGCGGGATCAGGCCAACCGTGTGCTCGATCTGTTCCCGGTGCCGTGGCAGTACGTCACGCCGGAGCGGACGAAAGACGGGCGGCATCGGTATCACGTCCAGGTGTCGAACGGCGAGCGCGAGACGCTCGATCAATCCAACATGCTCCACATTCCCGGTCTGGGCTTCGACGGCGTCAAGGGGATGTCCGTCGTCACGTATGCGGCCCGTCAGGCGGTCGGCCTGTCGCTGGCCACGGAATCGCACGGCTCACGACTATTTTCCAACGGCGCTCGATTGGGCGTCGTGCTGAAGCATCCCAAGAATCTCAGCAAGCCGGCGGCGGATCGGCTGGCCGCGCAGTTTGAGCAGCAGCACACGGGCCTCTCGCAGGCGTTCAAAACGCTGGTCCTCGAAGAAGGCCTGGACGTGACGAACGTGTCGATGACCAGCGAAGACGCGCAGTTCCTAGATACCAGGCGTTTTCAGGTCGAAGACATCGCCCGGTTCTTCGGCGTCCCGCCGCACATGATCGGCCATACGGACAAGCAAACCAGTTGGGGCACCGGCGTGGAACAGAACACGCTCGGGTTTTTGATTTTCACGATTATCCCCTGGCTCACGCGGTTCGAACAGGAATTCAACCGGAAGCTCTTTCCGCGCTCGCCGTTCTATGCGCAGTTCAAGCATCAGGGGTTGATGCGCGGCGATTCCAAGGCGCGGTCGGACTATTACGCTAGCGGGCACCAGAACAGCTGGCTCACCACGAACGAGATCCGGCGCTTCGAGGATCTCCCGCCGGTGCCGGGCGGCGATCAATTGTTCGTGCAGACGAATCTCATGCCGTTGTCTCAGGCCGGCACGCCGGCGCCAGGACAGCCGCGCGGCGAGCAGGATGCGATCGAGATGGATGACTTCGATTCATCGAAGTGGTCTGCGCTGGTTCCGAAGCTGGAATGGAGTCAACGATGCTGAAGCAGATTCAGGCGAGGATGCAGGCTCATGGGCTGCGTGATCAGGCCCGTTCATGGTTTGCGATCAAGGCCGAGGCCGGATCGGATCAAGCCGAGGTGCTCATCTACGATTACATCGGCTGGGGCGGCGTGACAGCCGTCGCTTTTGCCAAAGAGCTGAAGGCGGTGACGGCGAAGGCGATCACCGTGCGGCTCAATACGCCGGGCGGCGATGTGTTCGACGGCCTGGCGATCTACAACAGTTTGAAAGCGCATGGGGCGGAGATTCGCGTGCGGGTGGACGGCTTGGCCGCCAGCATCGGCAGCATCATTGCCATGGCGGGCACGACGATCACGATGGGCGAGTCGGCCTTCATGATGATCCACAATCCGTGGGCGCTCGTCATTGGCAATGCGAAGGATATGCGCGAGATGGCCGACACGCTGGACAAGATCGGCGGGAGTCTCGCCGGCGTCTATGCCGGGCGGCCGGGTGTCACCATCGAACAGGCGCAGGCCTGGATGGATGCCGACACCTGGTTCAACGCGGACGAGGCGAAGGCCGCCGGGCTGGCCGATGCGGTCCAGGGCGGCGCGCAGGAGACGGCGCAGGCGGCCTCACGATTCGATGTGTCCGGCTATGCCAACGTGCCGGAGGCGTATCGCGCGGGCATGTCGGCGCCGGTCACACCGGCGAGTGCGGGAGCGAATGCAGACACGAAGGGGAGTGAACGGACGGCGCTGATGCGGAGGCGGTTGGCGCTCGTCGAGCGCGGGGAGCAGTCACGATAACCAAGGAGGGTGCCATGTCGATGCAGCAGATCCGGGAATTGCGAGAGAAGCGGGCCAAAGCGGTGGCGGATGCGCAGGCCATTTTGAAGCAGGCCAGCATGTCGGCCGACGATGAGAAGAAGTTCGACGCCCTCATGGCGGAGTCTGATGCGGTGGCCGCGCAGCTCGCGCGCATCGAGCGGGCACAGGCGGCCTCGGATGAGCTGGCGCGTCGCGTGGATCAACGTGCCGGACGGGAGCAGATTTCTCCCGAACAGGCGCACGACGACATCAAGAAAACCAGCGCGGCCTACATGAACTGGCTGCGGTACGGCAATGGTGGGCTGTCCGATGCAGATCGCGCCCTCATGTCCAGTCTCTACGTGGCCGATCCGCGCATGGGCGGGACCCCGAACATCCGTGCGGCCCAAGGCGTCGGGACCGGCGCCGGCGGCGGCTATACGGTGCCGGATGAGGCGATGCGGCCGATTGCCGAGGCGCTGAAATTATTCGGCGGGATGCGGGAAGTCTCGACCATCGTCGGGACGATGACCGGCGCGGATTTGCCGATTCCGACCGACAACGATACGGCGGTCAGCGGCGAAATCATCACGGAAAATTCCACGCACAATGACGGCGACATCACGTTCGGACAGATCGTGCTGCAGAGTTTTCTCTACAGCTCGAAGATCGTCAAGGTGTCTCGTCAATTGCTCCAGGACAGCTCGGTCGATCTCAACGGCTATATCGGCCGCAAACTGGGCCAGCGCATCGGACGGATTCAGAATACGCATTTCACCACCGGCGACGGGTCGTCCAAGCCGCGCGGCGTCGTCACGGCGTCCACGTTGGGCAGGACCGCGGCCGGTGCGGCGGCGATCACCTACGACGAGTTGGTGGATCTCATGCACAGCGTCGATCCGGCCTACCAGCCGAACGCGCGCTTCATGTGCAATTTCACCACGCTCGGCCTGATTCGAAAAATCAAAGACAGTCAGAACATGCCGATCTGGGCTCCGATGGCCAACGGCAATCCGGACACGATCCTGGGCCGTCCGTATCAGATCAATCAGGACATGCCGGCGGCGACGACCGGACTCAAGAGCGTCCTGTACGGCGATTTCTCGAACTATCACATCCGTGATGCCGGCAACGTCATCCTGATTCGGCTGGACGAACGCTACGCGGATGCGCTCCAGGTCGGCTTCCTGGCGTTCTTGCGGTCGGACGGCGATCTGGTCGATGCCGGGACGAATCCGGTGAAGCACCTGATCCAGGCCTAAGTCAAGCGAGAAGGAGCCTGATGGCGGGGGACTGCGATAAGTCCTCCGCCGACACAGATACTTTCAGACCACACTCCAGGAGGAGGCGTTATGTCGGCAGGATTAGGATTTCTTGCAGATTCGGTGAAGATCACCAAGCTCGCCAACGAGACGGCGGCCGGCACGAGCGCTATCAACTCCGCCGTCGTGGATATGGCCGGGTATGACGGCTGTTTGTTTCTGACGAATGCCGGCGCGATTACCGCGGGCGGCGTGCAATCCCTCAAGGTGCAGCAAGATACGGTGGTGGGCATGGGCGCGGCGGCCGATCTCCTCGGCACCGGCATCACCGTGGCCGATGACGATGACAACCAGGCGTTCTGGTTGGATGTCAAGCGGCCGCGCGAGCGGTTTTTGCGATTGGTGATTTTGCGGGCCACGCAGAACAGCGCCTGGGGTCCGATCTGGGCCATCCAATATCGTGGCCGGGCATTGCCCGCCATCAACAACGTCACAGACACCATCACCGGCGAAAAGCATGAATCGCCGATCGAGGGTACGGCCTAGTCATGGAGACGGGACTGGTCGCCATCCGGTTTCACACGTGCCGCGCGACACTCACCAGCTGTCACTACGCCGGGATCGACTACGAGGTCCCGGCGTCGTTCGCGCAGCAGGTCGTCGAGCGGGAACGCTGTGCGGAGTATGTGCCGGGCGGGGGAGACGCCGGGGTGCCCTCGCAATCTGACCAGGGGAAGCGACGAGGGAGACGCGGATAGCCATGGCCCTCACCACCGTTCCAGCCTGTAAAGCGTTTCGCGGCATCGACAGCGATGTCACGGAGCATGACGACGAATTAGCGCGGCTGATTCCGGCCGTCCAGGCCTGGTTGGAGCAGGAATGCGAACGGAGGTTCGATCAGGACACGGTGACGGAGTATTTCGACGGGGCCGCCTGGCGGGACCGGATTCTTGTGGCGCGTCCCCCTGTCGTGAGTATCACGAATCTGTGGGACGATCCGGCGCGGGTCTATACGACGCCGCTCGCCGTCTCGCTGTATGACATTGCCGATGCGGAGGACGGGTTGATCCGGCTGTTCGATGGGCGGTCGTTTTGCAGCGGCCAGAAGAACATCAAAATCACCTACGTCGGGGGCTATCAGGTGATCCCGGCGGATTTGGAACAGGCGGCCATTGAAATGGTGTGGGCCGCGCGCGAAAAGGGCGTCCACAATTTGATCGGCGTGCGGTCCCGCTCCATTGCCGACGGCAATGTGCAGTTCGTCAATCTGGGCTGGGAGTCGCTGGCCGAGGGGATTATCCGGAAATACCGGCTGCGCACGGGGGTGCACTGATGGCGGTGGCGGTGCGGATGAATCGGAGCGGGCTGCTCAACTACGCGCAGAGCGGGAAAGAGGCGCTGCGTGCGGTACGGAAGGCGATGTACCGCGTGATGAACGCCGGGCGCCGTGTGGCGCGCCAGAAGATCCGCGGTGAATTTCAGACGCGCACCGGCTTTTTGCGTCGGCAGGCAGGGAAGATGCGCCCAAAGGTGGGCGTCCGCAGTTACGAAATCAAAGGCGAAGTCAAGCCGATTCCACGGCTCATGAACATTTTTGAAGGCGGGGCCACGCTCGCGCATGGGCGGGGTTTTCTCCGTCCGCGGCCGGTGGTGGGCCCAGGCCAACAGGCGATCAATAAGACGGCACAGGATGAGTTGGGCAAAGTCATGGCGGGGATCGGACGATGAGCACGACGCCGATCAGTCCCAGGACGGTCATTCGCGATGCGATGGTCTCTGCGTTCCGCGTGCCGGAGTACCGCGTGGCGCTGAACTATCTCACGGAAACCGAACTGAAACAGTCGGCGGTCTATTGCGTGATCGTGAGCGATGAGGCGCGGGCGGAGGGCAATAGCTTTCAGCGCGACATGGTCGCGGCGACGGTCAAATTGATCCTCTGGGCGAACGACGCCAGCGATCCGCGAGGCAAGCTGGACGGCATGATCGAGGATGCGTGCGAGACGATCCGGACGGCGCTCGCGACCTTACGCGCAGACAAGACGATTGTCTCCGGGATGCTCGACGACATTCAGAGCGATGAAGCGACGACGGCAGCCGGGCCGCTCGCGCAAGCGGTGATGCGGCTCAGTGTGACGTACCAACGACCGGCAGTGATGGCATAAGGACAGAAGGAGGAGACGACCATGGCGAGCGCAGCAATTTCAGCTTACGGCACTCTGTTGAAGCGGGGAGACGGCGGGTCGCCGGAGACCTTTACCAGCGTGCCGGAAGTGCGGTCCATCAGCGGCCCGTCGATGGAGACGGACGAGGCCGATGTCACCACGCACAGCTCGGCGGCCGCCGGGGCGTTCCGTGAGTTCATTCTCACGTTGATCGACGCCGGGACCATCGAATTCGACATCAACTATGTGCCGAGCGATCCCGTGCATATCGGATTGCGCACGGACTTTCTCGCGCGCACGAAGCGCAACTGGCAGCTCGTGTTGCCTGGCGCCGTGCAAACGATCAGCTTTGCGGGCTACGTCAAGACCATGCCGTTTGAATTTCCGACGGATGGGCCGGTGACGCAGAAGTTGACCATTCGCTGCACCGGCGCGCCGACGTTCTCATAAGGGCCGGCGCAAGAGACAAGGTTCAAGAGACAAGGTTCAAGGCGCAAGGAATTTAAGAGGAGGACCCCATGGCACGTGCAACACTCACCAGAACCACCCCACTCGGACCGTATCCGTCATTACAGCCGGCGGCCAATGCGCTCGACCTCACAATGACGGCAGCGGATGTGTCGAACCTCAATCAGATTCTGCTCGACGGGCCGATCCTGGTCGTGGCGCAGAATACCGACTCGGTCGATCGGACCGTGACCATCACCAGCGCGACCGATCCACAGAAACGCACCGGCGACATCACGACATACACGATCAGTGCCGACGACATTCTCGTCCTGAAGATCGATCAAGTCGCCGGGTGGGTGCAAACCGACGGCTACCTGTATCTGCAAGCCAGCAACGCGGCGGTGAAGCTCGGCGCGATTCGGCTCGGATAGATCGAGAGACCGTGTTCCGTGTGCCTTGAACCTTTTGGCGTGAGAATTGTTATCGAAAGACGAAATCCTGGGCATGGACGATATTCCAACCGAGGAAGTCACCGTGCCCGAATGGAAAGGGCGCACGGTGCTCGTGTGCGGGATGACCGCGGCGGGCAAGAATGCCTATGAAGCCTCGCTGGTCGAGATCAAGGGCACCACGCGCAAGGTTCGGATGGAGAACGCCACGGCCAAGCTGCTGGTCCGCACGATTGTGAACCGGCAGCGGCAGCCGCTCTTTACCGAGACCGATATTGAACGGCTCGGGACGAAGAGTGCGGCGGCGCTGGAACGGCTGGCCCAGGTGGCCTTGCGGCTCTCGTCCATGCGCGTGTCCGATGTGGAGGAGTTGGTAAAAAACTCCGACGCAGCCCAGAGCGGCGATTCGCCTTCCGTCTCGCTCTGAGTCTGGGGGAAGTCAACCCGGACAGGCTGCTCGCTCACATGCCGGCGCGGTTGCTGGCGGAGTGGCAGGCGTATTGTGCGCTGGAACCGTTTGGCCCGCCGGCCGAGTTTTGGCGAGCCGGATTGATCACCAGCATGGTGCGGAACGTCAATCGGGCCAAGTCGTCAGATAAGCTCTCGACCCCGGAGGATTTCATGCCGACGGCGATGACGAAACAAGAACCGGCGGAGATGGACCCGGAGGACGCCTCGCGCATGATCCGGGATCGCTTTCAAGCCTTGGCGGATCTGAACCGTATTCAGGGGCAACATGGCGAATAGACTGGTCATGGAACTGCTGGCGGATTCGAGCGGCCTGCTCAAGGGTCTCGACCAGGCGCAGCGGTCTGTCGATCGCTTTACCAAAAGCTCGTCCAATGCGGGGACCGCCCTTGGCGGCGGCGTCAATCGCGCGCTGGAGTCCTTTGCAGATTTGGCCAGTGGCGGGGCGAAGGCGGCGGGTGTGCTGGCCGGTGCGGTGGCGCTGGCGGCGACGGCCGCCGTGAAACTGACGCTCCGCGCAGACCAGCAGATCGAGGCCATCAGCCACCTGAGCCAGAAGACCGGCATCGCCATCCAATCGATCCAGCGTATGTCCGTGGTGATGGCGCAGAGCGCCTTCGATGCCACCACGCTCACGTCCGGGATGCGGACCCTCTCCAAACTCGTGACGGAGGCCAGGAATCCGGCGA